AAACCCAACCTAACTGTTCCAACTCCCAACCATTCAATATCCATCCACAAAATTTGTGCTTTGGAAATATCTAATGTAATGCCTGATGGATTGAGATGCCCTGCACCAAGCATCGTATCAATATTCCAGTTGTTTTGTGCAACTCTTGTTGTTGTTCCAGTAGATAAACTTCTTTCCACAAAATATAAAGTGCTTCCATCAAGTTCCAGATACATTCCATTATCTGCACCAAAGTATCCTACTCTTTGACGAAGATTTGCTTTTGCTGGGTTCATTACAAATGTATTCAATACCTGTAATGATTTTCCTGGTTGATAAGAGAATACTTTTGTGGTTTCCCTAATCACAGAACATCCAGCAGTAGTTCCTATACCAATATTAATCAAACCTTGTGCTGTTACAAATCCAACTGTTGAACCAGTTCCTACAACTAAACCACTCCAAAGATTATTGTCCCTGTATCTGTGAGAACTATCAAAAAGTGTAAGTGGAGTTGAAGTTCTTAAACGACCAAATGCATCAGTTGCTATTGGTGGTAATTCAATATCAACAGTTCCAGTAACAGGAAATGGATTTGTGGTGCTGACTGGTGAATTGTTGAGGTTGATTGATACTTGCCCCGTTGTTCCAATTCCTACTGTTCCTTGAACTGTAACAGTAGAACCAATACCTGATACTGCGACTGTTGTGACTGGATTGGTTATGTAGAATGAAGTGTTAGAGATTGATACAGTATTCAGTAATGTGGAAATACCAACTGGAAGATATGTAAGATTTAAATTATTAGTTCCAATGCCAACGGGCATATAAGGAATACTTTCATCTTCCAAAAGACCACTTGAACCAATTTGAGTAATATGAGTATGAACTGGATTTGCAGGAGAACTTGCAACACTTACAGTTGTTGGAATTGTAATGCTTCCATTAATTGTAATACTTGAACTTCCAAGAGATACTGGAAATGGATTAGCATAAGTAACTAATGATGTTCCAGCACCTGTAAGAACTACGGATTGTGCTGGTTGGGGAAGAGGATTATAAGACATATTAGATTAAGAACCAATTAGAACCATTGTAAAAATAAGTAAAACTTTGATGATTGATAGTCATAATAACTGAACTATCATTCTCTACACTTGTTCCAGCACCTGCCTGAACTGTTATATTGTATGTAGCAATCTTATTACCCTCGTCTTTTACGATAAGTTTTTTGCCAGTATTTGGAGATGTTGGAAGGACTATTGTTACTGGAACATTTGCATTTACACCAATATAATCATCAACATTTGATGCCTGATAGTAGTTAGTAGTTCCACTAATATTGACTATTGTTGTTCCACCAACATCATTTGGGTCAACAAACTCTGCTTTATTCGTTGTAGAATTCCATTGTAAAAATTTATTATTATAAGCACCAGGATTTGTTGCAATACCTACGACATCATCTAAGTATCTTAGACGAGTTTCTCCACCGCCACCTAATGTGGAAATCTGTTGCTGAATGCGAGTTAGGAAAGTATTATAATGTTTCTGTAAATCATCAAGTGTTGCAAACTTTTGGTCTAATGGAGTTAATGGATCATTTTGTTGCTTAACATCTGATGGATCAGCAAGAAGTCCTAATGATTTTTCAATCAGGTCTTCTTTTGGTTCTTCAAGTTCCTCTTTGTGGTCTTCAAGAACTTCAAGAACTTCATCCAAAGATTCTTCAATTACATCCTCAATAATTTGTTCTTGTTCTTTGGTTGTCTCTGAGTACAACCACTTCTCAAATGCCTGAACTGTTTTTTGTTCTTGTACCTTTTTCTTTTTAGTTTCTTTCTTTAAATTAGCAACTTCCTTAAAAACAGAATCTAAAGTAATTTCTCCTATAATAGATTCTTGTTTTTTCTGCTCTTCTATTTTCCTTTCTTTCTCCTTTTTCTTAATTGTTGCAAATTCATTAAAAAGTGAATCTAATCCCAAGTCACCAACTACAGAATCAAATTCTTCTTTTTTCTTTTTTTTGTCTTCTGCTAATAATTTAAAAAAATCATTTAGTTCATTCATAATTTACCACTTCACTTTATTTGCCCAATATGCTGCAGACATTTTACCTTTAGAAATATTTTTTGCATGTCTAGTTTGAAATCTATGGCGACGACTTGCATAATCTTTTGATTCACCCTCTTTTTTTGGCGAACCTTTTACACCTCTTTGACCAAAACGAAGGAGTTTTTCTTTTCCATTATCACATGCTTTAACTACATGAGATTTTCCCGTGAGTGAATCGCCCACGGGTTCAGACTTTGGGGAGTTGCACTTCATTTCTGATTTTTTTGCTTCAGTCATAAAAGATTCAAAAGTTTTGTTCTTTGAGGGATGATTTTTTGCAGCATGAGTCAAAACTTTTATTCTAGTTTTTTTATCTTTCAGTGCCATTGCGGTATTTACTGCATTATCAAATTTTTTGTAATCTTCTTTTTCATGATCTTCACTCATTCTCTTCATTTTTTCCGGGCGGATAATATCTATAATCTCTAAGAAAGTATTTCCCTTGGAGTCTTCTATAGTTACTGATTCTTTATTTACTTTAGGTAAATCAACTTTAGCTACTTTCTTTTTTCTTAGTTCTTCCGCTTTAGGACCTAATTGTTTTGCTGCTTCGGGAGTTAATGCTCCAGCACCACTAGATTTTTTTATTTGAGTTCCTGGATCTTTTAGTGGATTTCTAGATTCTGGAATATTTCCTGGATGTGGCATTGTTATATTATAATCTTTTTTTGAACTAATTAACTCTGCTGGTAAAGAAAACATATCCCAATATTTTGTACCATATTTACATTCACTTCTTATTTCAAGTTTTTCACATTTTGGGCAATATCTATCCGCTCTTTCACGAACTGGAGTATGCCAATCATACTCTAACGGATCAATACCTTCAGATTGTGTTCTGAAATTCAAGGTCTCTTCTACTGAAACACAATTGGGAACTTCTTTACCATTCTTAATTTTAGTTGAAGGATTTCCAACTTTCTTACCGGGCCAACACTTACTTGCCCTGACATTTTTACGTGCTTGTTTTAAACCTTCTTCAATATCTAAAGTTTTTGGATATCCTTGTTGCCCTGGTTTTTTTGGAGAAAGACCTTTTTTCCTACGAGCATGAATATTTGCCCAAAGACCCTTTTCTTCTTTCATTTCGTTTTTGTCCTTAATCCAGGAGTCGGGAGTTTGATTATGCTTATCGACAAAATCATCATGAAGTTTTTTAGCAGTCACATTCCTCTTTTTCATAATACGTCTCATAAGACTATCCACCGAATCATATGAGGCATCTTCTAATTCAGTAAGACCTCTTTGAAGATCAGTTACTGCATCTTCTTTCACATCCTTGAACTTTCTATGTTCTTTCTTTGCGGATGCTTCCATTTTTTTCAGGCGAGTATAATAATCTGGAATCTCATCTAAATGCTGAAGAGCAATATCAGTCGCCAAAACTTTATCGCGTGTATGCTCATGTTCAATAGGAACACCCATATCAAGTTGCTTCTGAATATCTAAGACATTCATGCGATGTTTCCTAGCAATTTGTTCAACTGATTTATGAGACTTTATCTGCATTATGCTTAAATTACTCTTTATTATTTAGAAAACCTTTCTTCAGTAATTTTGACAATTCGGAAGTTGATCCAGTGAATATTGCTAGATTATTAGTCGTATTAGTAGTTTTATTACTATCTTGCTCCACATCTTTTAATTTTTTCTGTAGATCTATAAGTTTATCCGTTACGTCACCCACACTTTTGATTAATTGTCCGGCAACTTCATATGCTCTAGGACTTCCACCTTCACCTGCAAGTTCCATAATTCCATTAATTGCTTCTTGTCCCTTTTCGATTAATGAATATAAATTTGCCCTAGTATACTCATAATCTTTTTTAATATCATCTTCTAAAGGTTTAATTATTTCAAGATTACTAGTATTCACCTCAACTTCTACAATATTGCTTTCAACATTGAGTGCTTTATCTATCGAATCGTAATTTGCCATATTCAAATATCAGTTTGTTTAGTAGGACTATATTCTTTAGAATCTTGGAAGAATTCTAAGTTCTCAGTAAATCCAAAATCATCTCCTAGAGAAGCATCAATTGGATCTGGAGTTACAGTATATCTCATTTCTCTCTTTGCAGTTTGAGTATCAGTACTGGAATAATAATCCACTTGAACTTTACGAATGAGACCATCCGTAGTATCTGCAATTGGACCGAAGAGATAAGTTTTAGCAGTAAAATTAAATGTATATATCAGTGCTCTTCGAGTTGTGAAATCTCCTTCATATTCATCTTGAAAAGAAACACTATCTAATACTACAGGTATATCTTTCTTTTCACCTATAGAATCGATCAAATCGATAGTGATATTATATGAAGGCTGAAAATATGGTAAAATTTGCTCCACTACCTGTAGAGCGTCATCATTTAGTTTGGTAATTAAATTCAGTTCAAATCCAATATTATATGGAACTGGCATATAAACTTTCTTCAAATTTTGCCCATCAGATGCCTTAAATGTTTGGGAAACACTTGCTTTTCTTTGGGAATCATATTGAATAGAAGTCATCTCAAATGACATTCTTGGAAGAGTAATTTGGATTGGTTTATTTAAATTTGGTTGTTGTTCCATACGAGCAAGAAATTTTTGTATGGGACCATATGCCAATGGAACTCTCATATCACTTATAGTGGCATTAGTATCATCTTCATGTTGAATATGAATTTCATTAAATAATGACCCAAAACCAAAAATGGTTTTTCTTATAATTTGGTGATAATAATAGGTTCTTAACATTAGTAATTACCAAATGGATTTGATTCTGAAAAATCTAAAATGAGATTTGCTTCTTCTTGAATCTGATCGTTTTCTTGATATTTATCATGCAAACTGTTCATATTGTACATTTTAACTAGATAAGTTGCTGATGATGCTGTACCTACTACTATTTCTCCATCATAAAACTCACCATCATTAATAGAAACTTCGAGAATATTTGTATCACTATCCCAAGACTTTACTCTTGCAGTTGTACTGGATATTGATCCAACAACAACCTCATTAAATTGATAAGTTCCAATTCCAACTAAAAGTGGCGGAGAATCTATCGATAGTAATGGAGCAGATGTAAATCCAATTCCAGAATTTGAAATTAATATTTGCGAAATTTGTCCATTTGTACCTATTTTTGGAATTGCTGAAGCTCCTATTCCAGGTCCACTTGTGGGTAAACTGATTGAAATATTTGGAGGAATAGCATATCCAACTCCATTGTTAGTAATATTAATTGTTCCAATACCACTGTAAGTAGTTTCAATACCACAAGTTGCAATTGCTCCAAATCCACCTCCACCAACAATGGAGATATTTGGAATAGTAGTATATCCGGAACCGGAATTTATCAATAAAATTTCTTTTATTGAACGAACTTCTCCTTTAATTGTAGTTATTGCAACCGCTTTAGCATTAACTCCTCCAATAGGAGCATTATCTATGACAATATTAGGAGTTGAAGTATATCCAGAACCATCATTATCCAAATATATTTTTTGTATATAACCCGTAGATAATGTTGCTTGTGCAGTTGCTGTCGTTGCAACTGATACTAACTGTAATGAAGTAATGTATCCTTGATCTTGTATTGTTTTATCTATTTCATCAATTGTAGTATCAATAACTTCATCTTCATATTCAAATAATTCACAACTTAATTCATAAACATATAATTTCCCTAACTGATAGAAAGGTTTTTCATGTTCTACAAACTTAACTTCAAATAATCTTCGACCTAACGGGAAATAAATCATATCCCCTTCCCTAGGTCTAGTTGCCAATTCTATTTCAGTATCATCCATAGAATCTAAAAATGGAGAAATAAAATCTTCAAATCGTTCTCTAGAAATAATTAAATTTATTTCATCCTTTAAACTTACTCCAAATTTTGATAAGATATCTCCGGATCCAGTATATCCCTCATAATTATTCATATAAGCTTCCAATGAGAAGTTATCATCAAATTTTGATGAAGTTACTTCCTTAATAATGGTTTGTTTTTTTATAAATTTTCTGGGAATATAAGTAATTTCTACCCCATAAATTTTCAATTGTTCATTAATTAACTCTTGAATGAGTCTTTGTTCTCCTGGAGATCCTTGTAAAAAAAAGGGATTTAGTGCCATTATCCAATAAAATCGTAAGGTGGAAGTTCATAATCCATTGCCATTCTTGATTTTAATTCTTCAAGTTCTTTCTCCGCATCATCATATAGTTCTCTTCCATTCAGTTCAATTCCACCAGGAAGTTTAACACCTCTAAATTTAATTAAATTCTGACCCCACTGCTTCTTAATAAGTGAAGTTAGATATTTTTTAAGAAAACTATCATTATAAACTTTAGTAAAATCATTTGGATCTAAAATTCTATAGCAATCTATAATAAAAAATGTTCCTGGTACTTGGGTTCCCCAATCAATGTCCAGATACATTCTATTTTGTCTTTTATTAAATCTAATTTGCTTATCAGTTTTCAATAGAAAATCAATATCTTCAAGATAAGTTTTTACCATGGCATATTGTAAAAGTTCAACTGAATTAAAATAATACAAATCATTCAAGAATAGTTGATACTTGATACTAAACATACCACCAGAAATATCGCTAGTATCAAACTTAATAACTTTCTCAATTCCAATAACTGAATCTGGAACTTGAATGAAATTAGAAGTTTCATAGAAATTGAAAGTTGTACTGCCAATTCCACTAATATTGGATGTTCCGGTAGTTGTAACTATTCCGACTCCTGTAGTATTTTTTCCTTTTCCTCTATCAATATCTGCTTGAGTCAATTGATATTTTAAGTACATTCTCTCAACACCGTCAAAGTGCCTCTCATAGAAGTACTGGAGGGCATCGTCCACCAAATCATCTATTTGGTCATCGTCTACGTTAATCTCCAGTACAGGGGCACCTAGGCGCCTTAGACAGTAATCTATGAGTTGTTGGCGACTACTTGGTTTCATTGACAGGTCCCTCCATCTATTATATTTACAAAACTAGAAATTCTTGAGGAATTATTAAACATTATCTGGTCGCTCCCTCTCTTACTAAAGCCATACCTTCAATAACTCTAGTAGTAATAGAATTTTTAGTAATTACAATATCATAGATATACCTTCCAGGTTTTATATTTCCAGTGATCGAACTCGACAATCCAATACCAATTTGACCTGATGCTGAATTTACTATAAAAGTATTAAAATTAATCCAAGTAGAACTGGCAGAATGTTTTCTCATTTGAGAATTTATAGTATATCCACTAAGTTCTAGAAAGGAATTATCACTGGAACTTTCTAGAGTGTAGATCTGATTGAAATCAGATCCAGCATTGATGATTATGTTACTAACATATACTGCCGCCATTTAAATAGACCACATCTACATTTTATTTATATTAATGTTGGAGGTGTAAATTTGATATCACTTCCTGTTGAAAAAAATATAATTTAATATATGATTTTGCAATATTTTTTAATTCAATAATATTATCACATGTATCAATTTCTCTTGAAATTTTTTCATATTCAAACATTTTAGTCACTGTATTTAATTGAATTTCAGATGGATCCATTTTTTTCTAGCAATTGTTTTAATAATAATTTTATTTCACCCAATTCATTTTTTAAATTTATAATCTCTTTTTTTTGAGATTCCCTGCTATTTAATGAATTCACGTATTGGTTATATGAAATTTGATCATAATTAATTATAGCACCAGTCTTCTCATCTCGGTATAGGTTGGGATGACCTTCAACTTTTAGCATTATCTTATTGCAATGGATCTCAAATCTTTAATTCTAGGTGCATATGCTTGATCAGTTCCAGACATGACGATCTTAATTGTATATCCAGAAAATTCTTCAAGATTATTAGCAGTATATTGATATTCTAGAAATTCATCATTAACACTTGAAGGTACAAATGCATCAGGTTTTCCATCATTTTTGGATGGATCAGTTACATTGTCAGGATATCCATCCCCATTTGTATCCGTGTTTAAATTATCATAACCTGGGAAAAGTTCAAAAGTAGGTTGAACCTCACTTGAATCGGGTCTAATTAAGCTATAAAGGACTCTAAAATCGGAAGATGAATGACGGTATCCACTAAGAATTACTTTAAGTGAAGTAGCATTTTGTGCTAATTTAACAGTATTTGAAACATAAATTGCAGAATGTGGATCATAGAGTAGAGAATTTACATCATTATCAGACGCATAATCTGAAATTGGAGAATTTAATCTATTACTATGCAATTCAATGGAAGCATTATCACAGAACAACATTGGAGATAGGTTACTATCTTTACTGCTCAATGTAATACCGGAAGTAAATGATTTATTAGAATTTAAATAAGTTATTTCATTAACCTTTGAGCAAATAATTCTAGTAGAATTTAATTTGTTCAATTTATTTAATTGTACAGATTCAAATCCATTATCATTAAATGAAACTTCAGATCCATTTACACTGGTCCCACTAACAGTTTTGATTTGAGCAGATGCGGAAGTAGTGGATCCAGGAGTTATAATCTGATATGAGGGAATAATTGAATCATATTGAATATTTTCAGTAGCATAAACATTATTTCCTCCTAATGTAGATTCAGATGTAAATGATACTTGTGGAGTAGTTCCATCAGAATTTCTAGAGGTTCCATTTAATGATCTACCAATTTCCAAATAATAACCATCTAAAGTAATATCAAAATCACTAATATCATGAGTAGTATTAATTCTTCTTAATGACATTCCATTCAATTCATACTTATAAACTAAATCTGAAATTGAATGTGATGAAGAAAGTGTTGAATCTTGATTTCTAATGCAAGTATTCAAAGTCCCATTACCCACACCTTGATAACCAATAATTTCATTATTAATTTTTACATACCCAGTATTTCCTCCCCCTACAGCAACTCCTTCAAATGTTCCAAAATTAGAAGTATCTCCAATTGCAATTTGAGTATCTCCAATTAATACTGAAGAAGTAAGTACTGCTGGAGCATAACTAGATTTTACATCACTTATCACCAATTTATTATTTTTTGCATACATTCCGTGATTAAAATGATTAACTCTCAAATAATTTCCAGAATATTCATTTCCTTGAGGTGTTATGTATGTGACAAGAGTGGATGCAAGACTTACAACTGAACCTGCATTATTATAATAACTTAATCCATAACCAACTGAACAAACAGATTCACCCTGAACACCTGAAAGATATAGTGTATCTAAACCAGTAATTGCAGATACTGTAATTTGTGCTCCAATTCCAGTTGCTCCAGCACTTGCAGTAGTTATTCCAACAATATCACCAACTGCATATCCAGTTCCATTATTAACTGTGGAAATTCCTGAAATTTGTCCGGAGCCATTAGCAGTAATATTGAGAATTAGACCAGATCCATTTCCTGAAATAGCATAAGTTGTTACATTTGTAGATGAGGTATAACCCACTCCGGTAGTAGTAATACCCAATGTGGAAACAGAACTTCCAGTACCAACAATATAACCATAAGATACATTTCCTCCAACTTTTCTTCCAACACTTAAATCACTAATTAAAGTAGAATTTGTAGTAGTTTGTATACCAATTTTTAATTTTCTTGGAAAAGTTGTCAATGGATTTTGATTTAATTTCTTAACATAACCATTACTTTCATCTAAAGTTGGATTGCTAAAATAAACAGTTCCACTAGTAGAAGTAAATTTAGATTTATATAATTTAAATTTCAAATCTTGATAATCATTTGCTGACCATTCGGAACCATTTTGGGATTTATACAATCTTCCTAAAGCAAATTGTCTAGTATATCTAACACTTTCAGCATCAGGAAGATTTTTTGTATTTACCGTAACTTTACCCATTTCAGCAATCCATAATTCATATTGATCAGTTGTTGGCGCTAAAATTACAACTGCATATTGATTTCCTGGGGAAAGATATATGGGATAATCAAATGTCACTTTAGTGGCAATTGAAGCATCAGATGAAACTTGAATTTGATCTGGTCTTAAAGTTACGGTATTTCCTATCACAGTTCTAGTTGGAGTTCCGAGTTCAACTGTCCTTATTTGGACATTAACTGGATTATTTCCACTATCCTTATGTGCAAAGAACAAATCAACAGCAGTTACAAATACACCATTTGCATCATCGTTTGAACCATTAGAATCTGGTGCCTGACCAATAGTACCACCAACACTAAATGACTGTGCTAGAGGATCAACAAAATATTCGGTTCTAGTAGTAGTTTTATTTAATTGTTTTACTTCCAATACACCTTCAGATTTATATTGTGCCTCAGCAGAAGAAATTAATTTACTTCCTGGTAATGGAGTTTCATTAGTAGAACTTGAAGTAACTTTATAAGTTTTAATTCCAGTACCAATTCTTATCGGAGGGGCAGGATTAGTATTTGGATCTCTTAGGAAGAAAGTACCAATTAAATCTCCATAATTATCCGAAATCAATCTCAAATCTTTAACATATGCCACAGCACCACTAGTTTGTCCAACCAGCTTCATAGATCTTACTAGGTATCCAGAATATTTTCCTTGTGCTTCTTCTGACAAGGAATAAGTATCAATATTTAAAATTTTACTGGAAGCACTATATGAAGAGGTAAGATTTTCTGATTTGATATATGGATTTATATTATACGTTGTTGTTGGTGAATTATATTTACCATACTTATGATTTGCAGTTGCAACTCTAAATTTAATTAAATTGCTTCCATCATAAGATCCAATTACAGTCTCCCCAACTTGGAATGCTGTAGATGCTCCATAATTTTGTAGTGTAGAATCTGTTGCAATTTCTACTAATTTTGGAATAAAATCTACAGAACTATTTCCATCGAAGAATTGATAATATTGAGTCAGAGGTTTAATATTTGTAACTGAAAATTCAGTATTCCTAGATCTCATATAAAGTTCGGAACCACTGGAAATTAATATATTATTAGTGGAAACATCAGTTGTCCAATATAAAGTTTGTCTAGTTCCAGTTGCTCTTACCCAAATATGTCTTTCCTGTTCAATAATTTTATCTTCCAATTGGATAGTTCTTACCCAACTATCATTTTCTGGGGATAATTTAATATTTCCAGTGTACTGAATTACATGGAATGGATTAACATTTTCAACATCTGTCGCTAATGCTTGTTCAATCCAATCAATAGAATCATATTTTAAAGTAACCACATTACCAGTTTTTTGAACATTTGAATCAAATAATGAAAAATTAGTAGAAAGATCTAAGTCTTCATCATTTACATTTACTGCAGGTACTAATTTACTCTTAATTGTATTTTTACTGATAATTGGTCTTAATTCTTTTGCATCAGCATCAACTTCAATTTGGGAAAATTCTGAGTTAATTAATGCAGAATTTTTAAAATCATCAACAAAAAATCCAGTCTTAAATCTGTTTAGTCCTGCAGAATCTAAAACTTGTAAAGTCTGTGTATTAACTTCTAATAATGATAAAGAAGTAGTTTTTTCTAGATTATCTACTCTATGTTCAATATCTCCAATATCTCTCATAGTATATCTTCTATTATCAACCAAAGATAACCTAGCATGTGCCGGATCATATAAGTATGGTGGTAAAGTAATAGTTCCAATATTCATTACCTCATCCACATTAATTGGAGGTTTTGGGATAAGGGAGGAAATACCTTTTGAAACAACTAAATTTCCAAGTTTATCTAGATATAATCTATCAATTCTTCCCAAATAGTATTCATATCCAACAAAAGAACTTTCATTGGGGGAAAGAATTAATTTTGGATCTCCATTGAATGTTCTAGATGAAAAATCAAAAGGTGATGATGTAGTACTCGAAAAAACAGCAACTCTAGGTCTAAAATCTAAAGTATCAGATGCTCTTATATTTCCGGAACCAATTGAAGGTATATCCTTTTCAAATCTTTCTTGCTGATAACTTAATACGGTAAATACATCTCCATCATTATTTGAAGTTACTGAATAATAATCGAATACAATCAAAAGTTTTTTGGAAGGTTCAGTAGCACTCTTGTTACGAATGATCTTGGAATAATCATAATACTGCTCTTTCTGTCCTTTATCTAGAGTATAATTATTAGTCAAATTATTATACTTACCTACAGTTATAGTATTAATTTCAGTTTTGATATTAGAATCTTCAAATACGACAGATTCTCCAATTAAGAATTTATTAGTATTCAGATATACAATTCCTAAAGTATCAGTAGAAGTATTAGATACAACTCTAGCAATTGCTTTACTAGTATTTCCAATAATATTTTCACCAATAATTGCATTCGTACTTACATTTGCGGTAGAAGTAAATTTAACAGTATCTAAAACTGGCGCCGAAGTATCTAATGACTCATAGACTGCAATTACTCTTACCACATCCGGATAATTGAGAGAAATTTCTTCATCTTGAACTCTCAATCCATAAAATTTATTATAAGTTAATCCATCATTAACTGTAGAATTATTTGAACTTCCAGATTGTGGATATTTTGATAAATTTACTGAAATTGATTGACTTTTAGTATAAGTTTTTACTTTGCTTTGCGTACCATTTTTGACTAATGAAGTATTCACAACAACTCCAGATTGATTTGTTGCAATTCCACTAATAGTTACAGTATTATTATTGAGAACAAATTTATCGGAAGTTAAATTTGCAGTTGTTCCATCAGAGTAATGGACGGAATATCTTTCAATATTGAATGGTTGGAAAGAACAACTCGATATTCCAGAAATTTGAGCAAGTGTAAATGATAAAACACCACTAGAATTAGTAGTCTCTCCAGTAATTTGATATGAGAATGATAAATTTGAATCTCCTAAATTTACTGAAGAAACATTATCATTTGGAAGTTTTGCATATAAATATCCATTCTCTTCATTTGTGATTTTAGGAGTTCCAGAAGCATCCGCTATAAATGCGATAGGAAACCCAGTTGAAATCGCCTGGTATACGGATTTAATATCCTGAGAACCATATACGACTATTTCTTTAATAGTTCTTGGTGTAATTTCAACACCATTAATGAGTATTTGTTCACCTCGGATAAAAGATCCTGAAGTTTGTCTGAGACTAATAGTTGTAGATCCTCCACCATTAGCAGTTGCATACCCACTTGCACCACTACTTTTACCTTTTACAAATGAAGTTATAGGTAATTCACCATTAGAAACACTTTGGTTTAATGTTAAAGATGTATATGTTTGAATGTCATACAAATACAAATTCCAATCACTGGAAGACCCTGTATATGCAGAATCTTTTACATTAAAAGTATAAACTCTAGCATCTCCAATTTTAGTTCCATTTGGAGTAGTTGTTGAATTTTTTAACCCATTATATAAATCTATAGATGCTTTAGATTTTGGAGCACCTGTAACATTATTAACCTGCAAGTTATTCCCCATCAGAAAAGGAACACCTTCACTTATTACTGATTGAGTATCTCTTGGTTTTTTTACATCAATAATAGTGGTTCCGGTTTTTACTATATCATATCCCCTCACATATGCCTTTCCAGGAGATACTTTTACACACATTAGATCATCAGAGGGAGTTTCTCCACCATCAGTTTTTTCAGTATCAAAAAATAATCCATTATTTCCCAATCTATCGTTCAATGAATTATGAACTGAAACTTTAAATGGATCTACGGAATAATCGCCAGATTCATCATAAGTTCTTTGAGCTAAATAATCACGTATTAATGAATATTGAGTTTTGTCTTGAACTTTCTTAATTTTTCCATCTTGAACTCTTAGTAGTTCAACAAAATCAGTATCATTTAAATCAGTTAAAAGTTTTTTGGTTAGAATTAGTGATATCTTAAATCTATCAGCACCTGGAGCTGCATAATTTGAGAATCCCTTTGCATTGTCATATAAAGAAGAATCATCCTTCGCAGTAACTATTTCCTCTACTACCTTCAATCCTACTCTATATGATGGAGTATTAGTATAATAATCTAGTATTAATGTTTGCTGAGATACTTTTACGAAAGAACCTCGAATAAAATAAATACCGCTCCCAATAGAGGTTGCGGAACCAGTTGATGTTGCATTTAAACTAATTAATGATGCAAATACTGTTCCAGCATTGATGGTAGTATTTCCATAAGTAATATTTTCTTCTGCTGTAAGTGCTTCGCCATCAGAAAATGGATTAAATATAAAATTATTATCAGAATCTAAATATTTTACATATAATGTTAAATATTCGATATCATTCCCATCAGGTAAAACTACTTTTTGTATAGTTGCAGTAGTTCCTGATGATTGACCAGTTATTTTTTTCCCAATAAATTTATCAATATAAAGAGAAATATCAATTCCAAAATTAGTTGGATTTAATTTCACCGAATAAAATTGTGAATCAAATGCAATATTTCCGGGGATCACCATAGATCCTTCTTTGAAAATATGACTTCCAAATGATTCTACTTGATTTTGTAGAATTGATTGTAATGTACTTAATTCCCTAGCTTGAATTGGACGACCTGGATTAAATAGGACTTTATAAAAATTTTTCTCAGAATCAAAGTCATCATAATATGGACTGACATTGAGGTTTGTTTTTTGTGCCATTTCTTTTAGAATTCCAGAATAATTTTAACGTCTTCTTTTTGTCTAGGATTTCTTTCGACCAGAGGTCTATTATCAATGTAAATGATATCTCCCGATCCTTTATTTATCTCCGGAGAAGCAAGACCTCCAGTAAATATCACTCCCAAATTTACATTTTTATTTCCAACTGTTGCAATTCCAACATTAAAGTTAGTATCAATTGAACCTGTAAATGAAGGACCTATAATATTTCCCCCGGATGAAGAAAAATCAATTACTTTACCCTCGGATGATACAGTATCATAATCAGTTTGATCATATGTGTTGCCATAATATAAAGATCTACTTCTAAAGTATTTTAATACTTTTGTTTCTACATCATAAGATGCAACATACCCCTTCGCAGTTCCTACCCCAGTAATTGATTGTGTAATTTCATTCCCATATACCAATGTTTGATCTTCGGATGAAAGAAATTTAATTGCATATAAAGAAGAAAATTGATTATCTGTAAATGTACTTATTGAACCATATGTGGTTGGATTTTTAACTATTCCAACTTGAGCAAATGCAGTATCAGTTGGGAAATCTTTAGTAGAATCGTCAAATCTAGCATAAACTAAAACTTTATCTGTACCCAATTCCTTGTAAATATCATATCCATGCCCTTTAGATGGAGGAATAATAGGAATTAATTTTGCTGGATTTGCAATATTTCCACTAGGTTGATGAGCACCTAAATCTACAATACCATAAGTATACCCTTTACCCCCAGTTATTACATTTGTGGATGTAATTTCCCCACTACTATTAGTAGTAATTTGAACTCTTCCTCCAGTTCCATCTCCTAAAATGTCAACTTCACCTGAAGAATATCCAGATCCTGCATTATCAATATATACTTTTTGAATTTGATTATTATTTAAAGTAGAATCTCCATAATCTCTTATGTTAGAAATTGCAGAATCGGTTGAGGTATCCCAATTATTAGGAACTGTAATATATTGAGTAGAATCAAATTTTATGATATCACTTGGACTTATCGTAAATAGATATTTCCACACATAACCATCACCACTCAATCCAGCTACAGTAGGATTTGGGTTAGTGAATGTTGGTTCATCTTGTGAGGCATTTCCAAAAGTATTAATTCCAGAAGAACCATTATCAATACAAATATAAATTCTATAATCGGAATTCATTACATAATAATTTGTATCATATAATCTAGATGAATTTGTTATAGGCGAAGGTTTTTCTATACTATAATCGTGACGATACATTTCATATTTGGTATTTGAAGACCAATCAATTCTTTTGATAACTCTTCTTGCATTTGAACTGGTAATTTTTTTACCAAACATCATAGTATCATGATAATGACTGATATAATTGAAACTATCAACTGGGGAAGGTGTATTAGAATCCCATTGAGTAGTCCCACCAAATCCTACTGTAGGATTTGGAAGGCCTAAAAATGCATAATAAGAATTTGAAGAATTCTCTATGGAATCTATAAAATTATTAGCATTTAAAATTCTAAACTGATCTGTTATAATTGCCGCCATATTAGTAGACTTTTTTGTTATTTATAATCCATCAAAGAGTCTTTCTTAAAGAACCAGTATTTCTTAATCCATAACCTCTTCTTTGAATTGTTGGGAAAGTTGATAATCCAACATCTACAGTATTTCCAGTTACTCCGATAGATATGGGAGAACTAGATCTAGTAAATCCCGACAATTTACCCCAAGAAAATTCTCCAACATATAGTCCAGAAGTTGAAAGTCCTATAGTAGATGTTGTGGATAATATATTACAAGTAACTATGCCAACTGAACCATTAAGAGAATATGCACTAACATTGTAGATATTATCGAGGAAAGTAGTTCCAATTCCTACTATAGAAGTATTTGAATTATAAATTGATGTAACCCCCTTTCCAATGTTAGTATTAAAAATATAAATTGGATTTCCAACAGTTAATGTTTCTGTGGAATTTAAATAGAATTTTAATGCTAGAGGTACTCCAATTCCAGTTGAAGTAGTTATTCCAGTTACAATTCCGGAAGATCCTTCAATTGAATTTATATTGGTTATTAATTCAACAGATCCAATTGCATCAGTTGAAATACCATTAACAACTAGAGAATCAAATTTTATAGGAGATTGATTTTCATAATGGAAAAACTGTGCATCATCTACAAAAATTTTATCATCAGTGGTAGAAAAACTGCCAATAATTTTTGCGGTTGGATAAATCATAGATTCTATAGAATCTCTAGTTTTGTAAATAAATTGTTCATTAATTTTTTGATCTCTTTTTTGTTTAGTCCAATTCAATGGTCTATAATTTATAGAATCAACACCTTGATTATCATATAAATTAGTTTCCAATGTATCTGATGATGCTATATTATAAATTGTACGGAGATTTTGTTCTGGTGTTGATCCTGTTGAATTTTTTAATAGTTTAATTTCATCACCAATTTTAATAGTTTCCCAAATATTAGAATCCGCTTTAGAATCAATATCTCTAGATCCTCTATAAAAGAAAATTGAAACTTTATCTTCATATGATGGAGCAGTAGTAAAGGTAAAAGTTGATCCTCCAGTAAATTCGTATGCTGATCCAGGTTCCTGAATAACTCCATTTATGAAAATTAATAATAGTGAATTAAAATCTATTCTTGAATTATCATCTTTTTGGAAACTTAGTAACAATGAATTATAATTTAATGGGAATGTTACTCTTGTGCCATTTTGTAAATTTTCAATTGAGTCAATATAATCAAGTTCACCAAATTGCCATGATGCAAATGAATCATTAAATGTATCTAAAACTTCTAATTGGAATTCTTGTAATGGTGAGGAAATACCTCTAGCAGTAACTAATCCTACAGGTTTAATTATATCCCCTTTATTAAAACCATACCCAGATCTAGAAATACTAAATTTGGAAATTTCAAATAAAGTAGATCCAATTCCAGTTGTTGAACTTGCCCCAACACTTAAATTGAGTAATAATCCGGTTCCAGTTTGAGTAGTAAGTCCAATTCCTAATCTTGAAACCCCAATTACCGGTAAATTACTATATGAAGGTGAAGGAGTGATAATTACTGGGTTCACATATCCACTTCCACCATTAACTACTGTGAATGCTAATGTTCCCCCAGCACCTACGGATGCAGTAATAACGGCATTTGTACCGGAAGTTTTACTAAAATCTGTGATTCCAATGGAAACATTTCCATAATATCCAGACCCTAGAACATCAGTAGTTCCTAAACCAACAGATATAATAGATCCTCCAGAAACTACTGCAGTTACAGATGCTCCAACTAATGGTGCATATCCAAGTCCAGTAGTAGACCCTAAAGATACAATTAATCCACCTCTTGGAAGTTGATTTTGATTAACATCATCTACCGATCTAATAATACTTCCATTTACTGAAGTTATTCCAGTAAATACTATACTAGATATTCCAACATTAGTATTTTCAATAATATTAAAGTTGTTGTTGGTATTATTTTGAGTGCTAGGAGATTGGAAAATATTATTTAAAAATACTATTCCATTTCCTCCACTTGTTCCTAATCCAACTGTATTGATTCCTCCTACAGTTAATGAATAAGTTTGTCCAATACCAGTAAATTTATCTGAAATATTATCATATAATTGATTAGTACTATAATCCTGCCTTAAAAATACTCTTCCACTAAACTCAGATTTTTGATATGAAAGATTACTCGAATTTAATAAATTTCCAGTATCTCCAGTTGGAGGTTCAGTAAAATAAATTTTATTTCCAGTTATATTATAAGATCCCCTATAAACTGTAACAGTAGTTGAATCTGTATGTGAAGTTGCAGAAGAACCGACAAAACCTCTAGAAACTTGAACCAATAAATTAGATCCAGTATTACTAATAGGACCAACATTAGTTGTTCCTAATCCAACATTAACAACCTTAACATATTCATTTTCTATTTTAAGAAGATCTTCCGATCTTATAGAAGAAATTCCACTTAATTTAAATATTTCACTAGAATCACTTATCTGTCCACCATTACCAAATAAAGTATACGATATTGGAGTATATGTAATTGGATATTGTATGAGATTATCTAAAGTAATAATGGTTCTTTCAAGTTTCTTCTCCATTTCTAGTTCATGAGCATTACCTTCACCGTAAGAAGTGAAAGTTACGCATATTCCACTTAAAGCATTACTTTTAGTAGTAGATAATTTAAATGTATCATCAGAAAGTTTGTGAACATATACTGTAGATGGTAGTATAGTTGAAGGTCCAATAAGAAGAGAAGATTGTCCAATTCCAATGAAAGTTGATTTTGGAGTATAGGTAATTTTTTCCCCATCACTGAAGAAATGATTTACCAAAGTAAATTCTCCAGTTACTGGATTTAATACTGATGAATTGGTTGGATTAAATACTTTTTTAAATATTGGATAACCACTGTAATTTAAATCAAAATATGTTTTTTGAAGTCTTAATCCATTTATAGAATTATATTCTACAATATCATAAGAATTTGTTAATGTACCAAATGTTAAATCTTCAGGTTTATTAACAATATCACTTTGCTTATAAAAAATTTCAGTAAATAATTTAGTAGTTACAATTCCAGAAATTCCAGAATTTGGATAAAATTTTAAAATAACATTTGATCCCGAATATTCTCCACCAAAAGTACCAATACCATTCGTACTTCCAATTGAAAGAAATGGATATTGTAGAGTGGAAATATTTGTATTATCATGTACCAGTGATACTTGATGTAATGCACTAGTAGATCCTATACTGAGTTGAATTGTGGATTTTAATGATAAAAATGTAGTACTATCAAATGAAAATATAGTTGATATTCCGGAAATATTTCCATGTGAAGATGAATAAATTGAAGTTCTTTCTGCACCATCTAATTGACCATTAGTTTTAAATCTATAAGTTCCAGATCCAATTGCAGTACTGCCAAATCCTACAATTTTTGATCTAATTCTGACAGTATTATTTGAAGTATTAGTATAAGTTAATGAAAGAATACCAGAAGATATAGATGCTCCAAAAGATCCTATAAAATTACTTGAGAAATTATTTGAAACATAATTAGAATCAATATAATATTCGGAAACATAAGGAGTATTTCCATCATGACTTAAATATAATTCTACAAAATTCATTTCATTTGTAGTAGAATTTATAACTTGAATATTTGAATATAGCGAAGTAAATTTATTCGATTGTACGGAAATTATAGATGATGTTAATCCAGAATTGATATTTAAATTAGATCCAGTTAAGTTTATAAATCCAATAGAAGTAGTACCAATACCTGCAGAATTGGTATTAAAATTATCTCTAAGTATTTTAATATCATAATCTTTATTATATTGATCAATTGGAGTAAATTTTAAAAATGAACTTCCAGTAATTTCATCAACATATCCAGAAATATCCGAAATTTTATATTCAGTATTTCCAAGATATGAATTTTCAATTGTAAATAAATTATTTCCATCATTCAATACAGTTACTTCAGACAATTGAATCTCAGATTCATCGGTATTTAAAACCTGCACTAAAAATTTATTATAAGTATCGGATGGTAAAATTTCGATTAAATTATTTTGATATGAATCTAAACTTCCACTATTTGAAAATTGTGAACTTATATCATCAATTTTTAGTACTCTATTTGTTACACAATTAATATACGGTATGAGTTTTTTATTTTTTAATGATATGAATTTTGATTTAGAATCATAAGTATTCAAATCTCTACCTAAATCAAAATTATTAATAGTATCAACTCTTTTCTCATCAAAAATATCATAAACTTTAGTTGCTATACTACTAGATCCAATTCCAACCGAAACCGTTGACATCACTTCAGTATCAGCAAAATTTTTGAGACCACTGGTATGTACTAAATTATTGACTGGAGTAATTAATTTATCAAATGTAATAGGACTTTTAATCGCATATGAAAGATTCTGATAATAATCATTATCAGAAATAACTTGATGATCTTCATCTAATTTACCAACATCATTAGACCATCCCAAATTCTGTTTTGAAGAATAATTTACTTCAAATTGTCCATAAATTTCATTAATTGTATTAATTTTGGCAATGGTCCCAGTTTGAGATCCCCTAATACTTTCCCCAACGGATAAATCATAAGAACCAAAAACTTTAATAAATGAATTATTACTAGATACAATATAAAGATCCCTTTCAACAAATAAATTACCACTTTGAGTATAAATTTGTTCCCCCTCACTAAAATATGAATAAGTCAGCGTAACATTAAATTGGGGATAATTTTTATAATTTATAATATTAGCAAAAGATTCTTGAGCAGTTTTTGCTATTCCTGGATTTGTAGTAAGACCCGCAACACTATATTCTAATTTTGCTGGATTAGTATTAGTAAAACTAGTAATGGTAAAGAACTGATATTCATAATCTTCTGAATTAAATCCAGAACCATCAGTGCTAAATTTTTGAATTCCTTCAACAAAAATTTTATCTCCACTTTGGAAAGGTGGAATAGTAAATGCATTAATTGGTGTAGTGAGATAGCATGTTACTATTCCAGAACTAGAAGATTCAATTGTATTAATTGGTATTCCATTCGAATTATTAATTGTAAAAATCTCAACAGTTGGTGGAAGACCTTTTGGATTATCTAAAATATTTGTAGAAGTAATTGAATTTGATGTAATAACTGCTTCAATCAATCCTCCATTGATTTTTTTTCTAGTATCAGAATCAATAATGATCAAATCTGGCGCTTCAATATAATTTTTTCCACCAAAAATAACTTCAATATTTGAAATGGTATTCGAAGAATCTATTATTATTTGTGGAGAAATATATGCGGTAGGTCTTAATGTTTTATCGGAAGAATATTCATAAGATTCATTGGTAATTTTAATCTGATTTATCTTTCCAATTTGATTTGATTTTGGAACAATATATGATCCACTACCATTTATCGATTCTACACCAGTTATTGTGGGAATATTTTTGTAATTTAATCCAGAAGAAAGAATTTTAACTTTATTGATTGAACCATTAGCAGTCTGTGAGTTTGTGGAATACTTCAAAATATCACAACCACTCTGAACATAATTTAATTTTTCTGGAGTTTTTATCAGAGAAATTTCGAAAGTTGTTGTACCTACACCAGATATTTTATAAGATCCAATATAATCACTATCTACAAATGTTATTTGAGATCCGCTAGAAACCTCCCTATCAGAAGTACTAATATAACCAGATTTTTCTAATGCATAAAATAGATTTGTTGGAAGATCTGAAGTATATTTGAGAGTCAATGATGCATTAGTAGAAACACCTACACTACCAATACTTAATATTGATGCTGTTGAATTTGTTCCCGTAGATACAAATTCATCATTAAAAGTTTCATCATAGAATAACTTAAAATTATACCCATTCAATGTGGTATCACTCAGATTAAATACCAAATCATTATTTTTTATTACTGAAATTTTTGGATTAATAGGAGAAATTTGTTGATATTTGCCACCAGTAGAAGCAATACTTACAATGGTTGGGGGATTTTTTTTAGAATCAATATAAGTTTCAGATAGTTTTAAATTATTATCATCAATTTTATAAACATAATATGATCCAGTTGAAAGTCCCGATGCAGCCAAATCTGTATATGAATATAAAATTTTGTCCCCAGTATTCAAATTATGAGAATTAATTGTTATAGTATTTGATGAAGTATTAATCCCAGTAGAATTAAATCCTAATGGATTAATTATTAATTTTTGTTTTTGTGAATTAAATTTAACATATACAGAGGATGAAGTTCCAATACCTACAGATAGATTTGGATTAACTACTAAATCAATCTGATCACCATTGGATAGATTATGGGAAGTAGAAATAGAAACTGTAGATTTTATTTTTTCTATTTTTCCAGTTACTTGTTCATAATTAGATTCTAATGAATATTCATAGTCATTAGATCCTGAAGTTAAGAAAAATAACTCTGTAGAAGTTAGTGAAGTTTTTATACCTATAGTATCTTTAGTTTTTTTGTTAATATAAATTTTCTGAAAATCTCCTGTTAATGGTAAAGAAAATGGAGATTGTCCAAATATTGCATTTACTAAAAGTGCAGAAGTACCATTTGGTTTTCTGAGGATAACTTCTTGGTTAGTTGTAAATGGATGATTCTCAATATAAATTGATTGAGTTGGAATTTCTCTAGTGAAAGTATTAGATGCAAATACAAAATTAATTGAAGTTGATACTCCTATACTAGATCCAATACCTATAGATTGAGTTGGATTAAAAAATACCTTATCATTTACTTTAGAATCAAAATATTCAGTAGATTCCGAAATAATGAAAGAATTTGGAATAAGATTTATGGGAGTTGTGGTGCTATGAGATATGCCAATAGAACCTCTCTTAACTCTCAGAACATTAGAAGAATTGAAAATATTTAAAACTGATAAAGTTTCATTTTCTATAGTAATAGTACTTCCAACTGATACTGACTCGGGAACTTGAGTAACATAAATATCCGTCACAATCCCTACACTTGCGGGGAGAGTTGATGATAATGAAACTATACTATCAGATATAATATTAATTGTATGTAATTTGTTTATTTGACTCAGTGAAGTAGTCAAACCAGAAATAACTATATTATCACCAGAAGATAAATTATGATAAGGTAAAATAGTTATTTGGATATTATTTCCATCCTTTCTAGTGAAAATAGAATTTTGGTAAGTTTCAACTGTAGTATCTACACTTACTATTTCCTTTCCATATAAATTTGAAACAATTGCATCTAGTCCTCCCCCACCAGTATTAGTATTATCAACTATTAATCTATCATTTATTTTATATTGATCTCCTCCGTCAATAATTTTAAATGATTCAACACTACCTTTAGATACGGATTCTATAATTGATTTTCCATTTATTACTTCATTAGATTCAAAAATAAAATCATTACCAGCATATTGATCACTTACTTTGTAAGGAAATGTATTTCTAATTAAAGTAGAATTATTAAAATCAAAATTTTGATTTAAAGTATAATTATCAGTAATGTAATTTGATCTATAAGTATTTCCAATAAAATATGGAAATGTGGAATTTAATTCGGAATCAATTGTTGCAAAATATGCATATACTCCATTTGGGAATTCTGGAGTTTTTCCAAATCTTCCATTATTAGAATCTAAATTATTGTAATTTACGAATGAATAGTCCTCTATAAAGAATCCAGAATTGAATCCTGACGGTCTATTAGTAATATTTGAAGTATTTAAAATATAACCTGATACTAATCTAGTCGTTGAACTTGTATCCCATGCACTAGAATATCCGTATGGTCCATAAATTGGATTTCCATCATATGCCCATCCAATTATTGGTGAATGTCCAGTAACAGTATTTGGGTCATCAAAATAATTTTTTAAGTTTGGAGAATAACCACAAACGGAATATTGTAAATTATTTTCAGTTTGGCGTAATATCTCATCTCCAAATCTGTAATGATTGTTTACAGTTAAAGATCTAACATTTGAATTTAAAATTGCATTCAACCCAGCAGAAATAACTTTAATAGTAGTGTCATTTTCATTATAATTTATTCCTGGATTAATAACTACAACTTCAGATATTTTTCCATTTGTAATGATAGGTCTTAATACTGCACCAGATCCAGTACTGGAAACTGTAACTAATTCTGGAGTAGAATAATATTCAATTCCACCATATTGAACATTAACGGCATCAATTTTTCCGTTTATAATAATTGGAGTTAAATTGGCATTAGATCCATTTTTTATGGTTATAATTGGTTTTTTATGTAAATTTAATACTGTTGATCCATATTCAGTACCAGATTCATATAGGTACATATCAACGATACTTCCCCTAACAATTGGTGTTGAAGTTAAAGTATTTCCAATTCCAGAACCAATAACAGAATATTTAACAGTAACTTCAATATCTGGATATTTAAATATTTGATACCCACTTCCAATTGAGTTAAAATTTACATATTTTTTCCTATCATAATTTGATTTATCCGTTCCACCAATACCTGCACTGGATAATTTAAATGTATTATCATTTATTTTTATTACATAATATTGATTAGAAGTTGATAATCCAGATATTGGAGTAGTTTGATATTCATATGCAATTAACTCCCCATCATTGAAATTGTGATTTTTGTATGTAACTGTATTTTCAGTTATCGATATTGAGGATGGATTTACAATTAATTTTCTATTTTCATATCCAACTCCACCATCTAAAACTTTAATTTCGGCAATAGTATTCTTTTGGGAAACAGTTTCAAATTTATGTATGCCAGTAGTATTAGAAGTAGTAAATCCAATAGTATTGATTCCAGATGAGTAATTTACTAAAGAATTGTATAATTTAATTGTTTTACTATTTACTATTTGGGGATAATATATTGTACCATCTTGTAATGTCGTATTCTGATCTAAATTAGATCCACCAAAATTGCCAATTCCAATTTCAAAATTTCCATTTGAGTTATAAACAATAGGATCTCCATTTACAAGTTTATGATCCGTTAGGAAAGTTAATGTTTCTGAAATTACATCAATTCCCCCAGAATTTGTACTTTCACGAGCATCAAATTCAAGTTCTCTTCTTTTTTTCTGTATAATTGGTTCAAATACTGCACCAGAACCATTTCCTCCAGTAATTGCAATTGAAACTACACTATTAACCTCAAATTCTTGTGGATCAACTAAAATTTTATCTACAGATCCTCTAATTACTGGTTGAGCAAGTGCAGTCGTACCATTACTAGAACTTATAGAAATTTCTGGTAGATTAATTACATCGTAACCTGTACCACCATTTAATACTTCTATTGATTCTAATGGACCATAATAAATTTTATCTTCGGATTTATAATTTAAAATCTCCACACCATTGATTAACATTCCAGTAGAACCTGGAATAGTTAATTCACTAGTTCCATCTTGAATATTACTTTCAATTGGAAATTTTTTTAATAATTTTTGTGGTCCAATTGTAGTATCTTTTTGTGAATATAGAGTAAAATAATGTTCTCCAGAATTTTCTGGTAGTGGTTTAAATGTTACATATTGATTACTTCCAATAAATGATGGAGATGTATATAATTTTATTTGATTTGGAGAAGATTGAATTTCGACATAATATATTCCAACAGATAATCCAATAATTGGAGTTAATTCTGCTTCATAATAAATTTTATCGCCAGTAATAAACGACAATGAATTATCCACAAATGAAATTATTGACCAATCTTCTGTAGTAGAACTGTATCCTCGAATTTGAATATTTGCTGTTGCATCATTTAAAGTGTAACGAATTACATTTTTAGATATTGTATATGATGGTAAGGAATTAAATGCAACATATAAACTAGAGTCATCTAGATATACATTTTGAATATCTGATGTTACTGTATTATTTCCAAATATAATAGGCACAATTGAACTTGAAGAAGTATTAATTCTTCTTCTTATATCATATTTTTCATTTGTGTTTGGAAATCCTAAAGGAAGTCCACTTAAATTTCCTAAAGTAATTTTATTATCTTCAATTTTATCTACATATGGAATATTTTGAGTGGATTGTTGTATATTTTCTGTACCACGCTCTAAAATATCAACAAAATCACCTACTTTGATACTAGATTTATCGGGAGTACTGTATAATACAAAATCAGTACCACTAATAGATTTAACTTGATATCTAGTACTTGTGTTATAAATTAAAGAATTGGATAAAATTTCTTTTTTATCTTTGCCAGTATTTTTAATTACTTCCCCAATATTTTTCACATAAATTTCTTCACCTTCAGACGTATTGTAATTCTCTGTTGATGGAATAAATTCGGATAGTACTCCAGTAATTCTTAGTTTTACTATGTTAGAAGTATTTCCATTTCCATAACCATAGTAATATTCATCAGATCTTACAATACTGGCAGATGGAATACCTGATGATGGAATTGAAGTACAACCAAAGAATTGATTGATAGACTTACTAGTATATGTAATAGTAGTACCATCATAAACTATTTTTCCACTAGATGGAAATCCAATTGTTGAATCGACAGTAATTACAGAAGAATTTGCAGAAATAACTCTTGTACTTGGAGTTATATTAAATGTTCCTGTTACTGCAGATGAATTATTATATCCAATAAACAGAAAAATCTTATGATATATTCTTCCTTGATGAGACATAATCTGAACATCTGATACAGATGCATTCGTATTTAAATCAGTCGATTTTACTATAGACTGACCAATAAGATTAATTGGATCACCAGAAATTGCTTCTGCTACTACGACTTCTCTTCTTACATAGTCTGCAGATGATGGTTTATTAAGTAAATTTTCCAAATTTACTATGTTTGGAGTTACACCATATAAAACATTAAACAAAATTCTGAAGGATTCATCAGTACCTTTTGACTGATAAAATGATTTTGCATTCTTAATAAAATTACCAACATTTAAATCGGAAACAAAATCAAGATCTTCAAGTCCTGGAGTTAAAGAATATTTGAGTTTTTTATAAAATTCTTTTAAAAATAGTGTACTAAGATTCTGTACAGATACACCATTTGAATGAGAATTTGAAATTGAAGTAGAGAATACTAATTCTTCCGGATTATTAGATCTATGATAAGAAGTAATTCCACTAAATCCACGAATACAACCTGTAAATGTATTTGTAGTGATACCAGTATAGGTAATTATTTCATCATCAATTTTAATCAATCCATATTTGGAAGGAAATCCTTTAGTACTAGATACAGTAACAATTCCAGAAGTTGGAGTAATATTTCCATTTAATGAAGTAAATCCTACCACTACTTCTGGAGTAAGATTGTCAAGTTTGAGATATTGATCTAAATTCTCTGCAATATCAGTTGGAGCTCCTTGATATTCCTGAGAAATATAATACTGTTTTAAAAATTCTACAGTATTGGGACTTTCATCTAATATGAATTCAGGAAGTTGATTTTCAATTATCTGCTGTACTTTAACTCTAGTTTCAAATCCAGTATGAATCATATCAGCCTCTTTCTAATTTTCCGTTTGAATAACTTGAAGTATAATAACTTTTGTTGAATACGACACCAGATATATCGTCTCCTGATGTAATCACATCCCTGACCATATTTATTGTACTCTTAGAAACGTCAAAATATAGATACAATTCTTTTAATCCAACTACATCGTTTGATTCTGGATATGCCTGAATTTCTATAATATTATTAGAAAGTGCAGTAGACGTAATATTAATTGTTCCTAGTATTATTTCACCTTTAGTATAATTAACAGTACCAGCAGATTTAACAATTACTCGAATTGTTCCATCGGATAATGGTTTTACTATAGATATAGTACCAGTTTGATCCCCTGTAGTATTATTATTTGGAGTGTCAGTAAAATATACTAAATCGGGATCAGAAGAAATTTTAAATCCTGTAGATTTTATATTGTATCCATCACTATTAAAATGAAATTTATTACCGAAACAAAGTTCATATTGAGCAAATTGATTTACAGATGCTTGTAAATCTCTTCTAATTCTAACTTTTGTAATATTGGAAGTTATCGCATTATCTGTATTGTCTATAATTTGAAGCATTTTACTATATTTAAATCTCCCACCAAAAGTATTCAGATCGATTGATTTTGAATAAGTGTTCAAAGAATCTTGTACTTTAGTTTTTAATGAATCAATAGATGTTACTTGGGAGGCATTATAATAAATCGAAGAATCTATTTCAACGTAAAGTAATTTAAGATCTGCAATTTTTTGATTAATACCAGAAATACTATATTGTTTTAATTTTGATAGAATTTGTGACTTATTAAACTCTGATACATATGTACCATTCTTCGGTTTAATAGTAATAATTACATTACCAAATTCGGGAGGATCTAATTCTTCCCCGCCAACAATAGAAACCGATTCAGTATCTGGATATATTTTTTTAATGATGTATTCATAATCTTTAGATGTTACTGCTCTATTTTGTGAAGAATAATTTCTGGGAGCAAAATATTTGATTGAATCTAGTGGTTCAATATCAGCACCATTCTGTGAAGATTGAATTGTGGTAATATTACCTACAATAGGTCTTACTGTTATATTTGAAGAATTTTTTATAGTTCCAGAAAATGCAAAATTAGTGGCACCATTACCATCCTTCCCATCAGTAATGATATAAGTTACGGTAATAACTGAATTATTTTCTAATTTTTTACCAAATGTATTATCGCCAAAGATTAATTCATATTTTTCATCTTGAACTTCTTGAATTAAGTATATTTCCGATTCTGAATTTACATTCAAAATATTATCAACAAGTGAATATTCAATTCCCAATCCAGTATCACTTGGACCTTTCACATATACGATGATGGTAGAACTATCAATATATGAGTTATCTAAAACAAATTTTTGATCCAGTGATCCATCAACGGTAAATGTTTTCTTTAAGAATGTGCCCTGATAGATGTTAATATCAGTAAACTTGGCAATGCCATTGGTTACGGTTGCTGAAATATTCTCTGGTATCGAGAAGGTATAGGAAGTATTGTCATATGTTCCCACACACACCAGACCCTCCTGCAAGGTCAGTGTCGGAGAATCTCCATCATAAGTCACATCAAAAGAAACTTGTGCCTTGGAGGAGGTTCTGGAGCGAGGTACGTATCCAATATTTCTTGCCAGAGATACCACATTCTCTCGAAGTGTTGCAGAATCCAGAAAGGATTCATTCACGATCATGTTCGAGTTAAATGCCGTAATGTAGGTATTATATGCAAGAGTATCGATTAGTACCGAAAAATTAGATCCCTCAAAGTCAAAATCCGTGAATGTAGAGTTAGCACGGAGATAATCCTTGATGGATACTTTAATTTGATCAAAGTCTAAATTCGTAAATTTGGTAAAAGGCATTTTATCTTGTTGCCTCTAATAGAAAGGTGAAAGATTGTGTGGGTATTTCTTGACCAATAATATCAAAATTTACGGTAACTTCAAATTCATTTGTGTCTGGACTAGGCAATACCTCAACTTGAACATTATTCACCCTAGGTTCATAATTTGAAATTGTGGTTAAAATCTGATCCTGTATTACGGATGCAGTACCATAATCACAAAATTCAAATAAACTAGATCTAACTTCAGATCCAAGTAATGAATTAAAGAATCTTTCGGTTGGAATTGTTTCTACAAGATTACGAATTGATCTTATAATTGCACGTTCATTTGTAAGTATTGCTAAATCACCTGTTACCGGATGAGGTACAAAGGATAAACTAATATCTTTAAATGATCTAGATATCCTCTGTACTGCCATTGTTAATATAAAATTATATTGTTATTTATGCTTGATTCCAGGAAGAACCATAGGATGGTTCTGTTCCATAGGACCAGTCATCATAGTCCATATCATTGCGAATTTTTTCATGCAATTCGGTCTGTTTTTTGAAATTATGCTTTGGGGCATAATCGTGCATAATCTCCTGAAGAACTCTTTGAGAAGGTTCTACTGGTGCATAATCGGTGGCGAGTTTAGTGGTTCCCCACATTTCTCTCATATAGTCGGTGTTTCTATCGACTTTTAGGTTTGACATTTTAGCTCCTGTTTTTGTTAAAACAGAA